TTACTGACAAAAATCAATTAGTAACAGACATAGATACTAAGTTTCTTCATTACATGAAACTTGGTTTAGATGACACTATCTATACATCTAAATTACCAACAAGCGGTGTTGGTAAAACTTTGCTTAGAGCTAATACACAAATCAAAAATGAATTTTTAGATTATTTAGATTCTAACAATTCTTCATACAAAGCTGCTAGAAATCAATGGGCGGAAAAATCTGCAATATTAGATGCTATGGATATGGGAAGAAATATACTTAAACCAAGTACAAACATAGATGAGTTAGCTGAAGAAGTTGCAAAGATGGCTCAGTCTGAAAAATTAGCATTTAGAAATGGTGTAATGAATACAATAATTGATCAAATGGAGTCATCTGTTTTTGATCCTGTTTCTGGCAGAGGTTCTAATTTGGCTTTTAATATTATTAAAAAACCAAAAAACGTAAAATTATTAAGATTAACTTTTCCTGAAACTCCACAAGGACAAAAAACATTTGATAAATTTATACGAAACTTAAGTGATGAAGTTGAAATTAAATCTACTTCAAATCAAGTTATTGGTAACAGCGCAACTATGGGTAGAGCTGAAGCAGTATCTCAAATAAAAAATACTATTGCTCCAGGTGATTTTCAAAATTTAAGTCCAGTTGGAATAATATATGGTTTGTTTAAATCTGATTTTGCAGAACTTTCAGAGGAAGCACAAATTGCAGCATCAAACAAACTTGCACAAATGCTTACTGAAACTAATCCAAAAGCCTTAGAACAAATTAGAAAAGAAGTTGCAGAAAAAGGTTTTGCTAAAAACATATTACAAAAATATATACCAAACTTAGGAACAGCTATTGGAAGAACTATTGTTGATCCTAATGTAGTAGGTATTGGAACAGCATCAACTATTCAACCTTTAGCTCAAGGCGTTTCACAAGCATCAAATAAATATATAGAACCTGTCGGTGGTTTACTGAATTAATAAACCATGTCCAGAAAAACGGAAAGGGTTGGTCGTAGTGGCGAGTTCTTGACCGCTTCAGTTCTAGCTAAAGTCTCCGATACAGTTACAGTCTTACCTCACGCAGCCGAAGCCGATGTCATCTTTGAGTGGAACAACCATTTAATTAAGTGCCAAGTCAAAACAAGAAACAACATTGAGAAAGGTGGAGTGTCTTGGCGGTTTGATTTACGCAGAGGAGCTAACACCAAAAATAGAAAATACCAAGAAAACACGTTGGATGTTTTTGCGCTTATCTCTGTTCCATATAATACTATTTACTTCTTACCTTTTAATAATTGCAAAAAACAATCAATTTGTATATCAGATGAAATTATGAAAAATCTTAATTCGTTAGATAGTTTGCAGGGGGCTATGGATAGCATTGCATGGATTAATACTGACAGACATATGACAAATGTGGATCTATTTGACGATGATTCATTGGTTGCAATAGGCTAGTTATTGGCTTAAAACAGCCATTAGGGTGTTTAGCTCAGTTGGTAGAGCATCTCGTTTACACCAATATAAATACACATCACCGCAAATCACTATACATCATTAATTCAGAGAAACGCTTGCAAAAGTGTCATACTTGATTCATTATCAATACTATAAATACACAAACAACACATAACTGTTGTCAAATGTATGACAAATGAAAACTGAAACTGGAACATTTACAGATCTATCTAAAACTTTAGGGAGATGTGTGAGCGTTGCAGACAGTCCTTGTATTGGCATTTGTTCAACCACACAGTTCGGTGATGATCGATGTAAGGGGTGCGGAAGAACACAAACCGAAATAAGGGATTGGGGAACTTTCTCTGACACAGAGAAAAAAATAATCAACTTGCGTAATGCTTCAGAGAATTACGACATTAGACATCTAAAACGAGGAGTAAAAGATGAAATACAAAAACGACACGCAGATACAAGCACTTAAAATATATCCAACTGGTTATTACGTTTACTACAGAATTAATGGTAAGCGTAGAAGTATGAAGTTGGGATCTCTGGACTTACCCATCAAGGTAGCAAGAAACCTAGCACAAAAGAACTTGGGCCTAGTGGCTACTGGCATTGATCCAATGGATAAGAAGAACAAGCTTACATTGAATGAGGCGTTTGCTAACTATGTGCAAAAACTTACCAACAAAGGATCAAAGAGTGCTAAAGAATATTCTGCAATTTTTGACAAAGATATTAAGAAGTTATTTGGTCATAAGCATTTGGATGAAATTACTGACAGCGAGATACAAACTTTACATGATAAGGTAACTCAACGCGCACCTATCATGGCTAACAAATGCCTGGAAGTATTAAAGGCAACTTATCGTCATGCCAAGATTAAAGACCATCCAGTAGACGGAATAGAAAAGAATCCAGAGGCTAAACGTAAACGCTATCTAACTGAAGAAGAGCTGAATGGTGTGGTTAGAATATTAAACTCTAAATCGCAGATACCAGAACTAGCTAACTCAGTTGCATTTATTTGGTTGTTAATATTGACGGGTGCAAGATGTGGTGAGGTGGCTGGTGCTAAATGGTCAGACTTGCAAGACAATAAACTTACATTAAAAAACCATAAGACAATGCGTTATGGAGATGACAGAGTTATTTATTTATCTAAACAAGCCATGAACATTATTAATGCTTTGCCAAGAACAAGTGGCACGATAGTTGGGATCGGTAGTCCTAGAAAATTTTGGGATGGAATTAGAAAACAAATCAATGCACCAGATTTAAGATTGCATGATCTTCGACATAGTTATGCATCTTTTGGTATTGGTTTGGATATGAACCTAAGTATGGTCGGTAACTTGTTGGGCCATAGAGATATTGCAGCGACTCAACGCTATGCACATATCCATGAAAAGGTGTCAGTTGAGAACGCACAGAAGATTGGCGACCATATTCAGAAGATTATTATGAATGGGTAAATTTACCTGGCTTTAGAGAAAAACGACCTCCTGAGATGCTCTCTAAGGCGTTTTGTTGACCCAACCCAAGGTTTACCCTTAACGAAGTTATGCGGTTTACAGCTCTTTGTAATGCTCAATCAATTTGTTGAGATACCAAGCAGCTTTCTCTAAGTCCTGGATATTTTCTTCTTTGTCTTTGTAACGATAAAAGTATTTCCAAATGTTTCCCTCTAAGTAAGATGGAAAATTATTTGAACCGACACGATCTTTTATTAAGTCGATACATTCTATTGCACCCTGATAGTGTGCTGGTTTATTAACCATATCTTTTTCCCCTTTCATTGCTTGATTCCATTCTTCTGGTGTTGCGTTATCTATAGACATTTTTGCTCCTTAATTATCTTTAAATATTAAATGTAAAATTTCGTGAATCTTTTTGTAAAGAAAATTTCTAAATTATATTTGTAATATTTTCTCCAGTTCACTTGCTTTATTAAAAAAGCATGGGTTAGAATAACACAATCGTGAACAATGAGTAAAATTTATGAATAATAAAGTTTGGCTAACACAAGAAGAGTTAGCAGAGAGATGGAGAAAGTCTCCGAGAACATTGGCAAATTATCGGGCGCAAGGCAAAGGCCCAACCTATTCTAAAATGGGTGGCAAGGTTCTTTATGATCTTCAGGTCATAGAGCAGGAAGAAACTAAATCAACTATCGAACCAGTCGCAAGTTAATTGGTTAATGCAAGGTCGAAAGGCCGAAGGGGAGAGCTTGAGTGCATACAGCAAATAGAACAACTGTTGGGAATAAAATTGGAAGTTAATTACAGCCAATCATTCGGTGGTGGACACGACTTACTTGGTTGTCCTGGTTATGCCATTGAGGTTAAAAGACGCAGAGCAGTATCACAAGCCGATCTCAAAAACTGGTGGGATCAAGCAGTTAAGCAAGCACTTAAAGTTGATCTGTTACCTTGCCTTTGGTTTCGAGCAGACAGAGCAGACTGGAAGGTAGCCATACCAGATGTCTACGCACACAAGAACAATTTATTTCCCATAGAAGATTTTAACATTGCTTCGGTTATGTCAACTGAACTGTGGGCGGCAATAATGAGAGAGGAGTACAACATTGGCACACGCGAAATTAGCACCGAGTAGTATAAGTAGAGTTATTAGATGTCCAGGTTCAGCGATACCTAATGCTGAAGCACCATCTAATCCAAGTTTTCCTGCTGCACGAGGTACTGCAATCCATGAGATGTGTGAGCAGTTATTAAAAAACAGATTAGATGGAATTACTTTGTCTGATTATTGGTTAGGCAAAACAGTAGAGCTAGAAGGCTTTGCTATAGAGATAGGCCAAGAAGAAATAGACATAGCAGAAACTTACGTCAACTACATTAATCAAAGAACTGAAGAACTCAATGGCAAACTCTTAATAGAAGAGAAGCTCTACATGAATGAAATTAGCGATGACTGCTGGGGAACAAGTGATGCAGTTATCTTAGGTGAACACAATCGTATGGTGGTTGCAGATTTAAAGTCTGGTAATTTTCCAGTCGATGTAAATTTTAACGAACAATTAATGACATATAGTTTAGGCGCATTGACTCGGTGGGGAAATGAAAACACAGTCATAGAAATGACGATCATCCAACCAAGTAAAAAATCTTTTCATAAAGATGGGCCTATTAGAAGTTTTGATATTCAAGCTGTCGATCTAGTCGATTGGGGTTTTAATATCTTAAAGCCAGCGTGTGAGGAAGCATTGGGTGAAGATCCAACCTACAACGCTGGAGATTGGTGTCGGTTTTGTGCATACAAACCTGACTGTGTAACATTTCAAAATAACCTGGAGGTTAAATAATGAAAGAAGAAGAGAAAGCGTTATTATCTTTTGAAGATAAAGACGGAAACAATAGACAAATCTTTAACAAAGATTTGACAGAAAAGGTGCAACCTTTGGTGGAAGAAATCCAACAGGATTTAAAAGCAGAGGAAGAGCTTGCCCCGACATTTAACGAGGCAACCAAAGTCATGCACCATATGCAATCGGTTCGTAAGAACATTAGAAATGCGTTAGAGAAACTTGAGGCAGCATTACCGCCTTACAAAAAGCCAGTAAAAATACATGGTGTTGATGAGGTGAAAAAATGAGTTTAGCTGCAATACAAAAGAAAGCGAAAGCAAAACCAAGCATTGTAATTATCTATGGGCCATCAGGTCTTGGTAAAACTACACTTGCTGTTGGCTCAAAAGATCCAATAGTTTTGCAAACAGAAGAGGGTCTAGGAATCTTAACCAAGAACAGAGACATACCGCATTTTCCATTGGCGAAAGATTACGATACTTTTATTGGTTATCTAAAATCTTTAGTTGATGAAAAGGAGTTGCCTTATTCATCTCTAGTGGTCGACAGCTTAGATTGGTTAGAGCCAATTATTTTTGCTAAGACTTGTGAAGTACATAATCAAAAATCTATTGAGTCGTTTGGTTATGGTCGTGGCTATGTAGAGGCAGTTAAGTATTGGAGAGAGTTTCTTGATTTGGTGAACAGATTAAGAAATGAACACAGCATGAGAATATGTTTGATTGCACACAATCAGATTAAAACATTTCATGATCCATCTACTGAAAGTTATGACCGCCACGAACTTAAGCTTAATAAACACG